ACTGCGACGCTTGTTGAAAAGCACGCGCCGTATGAACTGACCGGGTTCAACATCTTCGCCTCGCAGGGCGACCAGAAGCGCATCATGCAGATGAATTCGATGGCGGTCATCAACCGCGACATCGATCTCACCATGCTTGCCGAACTCGCCAACGCTACCCAGGACTTCCCGTCCACGGCGCAGACCGCGTCGCTGTCGATGGTCGTGGGCGCCAAGGCGATCCTGGGCAACGCCGACATTCCGATCGAGGAAGCGGACAATATGTTCGCGATCATCTCGCCGGCATTCGAGGCGTACCTGGAGCAGACGACGGAATTCGCCAATGGCGATTACGTGGATGTCAAGCCGTTCGGCCAGGCATCCCGTCGTTTCTTCCGTTGGGCCGGTATCAACTGGACCGTTTCCAGCCGCATCACCGGTCTCGGCACCGCTTCGGAGCTTTGCTACCTGTTCCACCGCAACGCCATTGGCTACGCGGTGAACGTCGGCGAGGAATCCGTGGCTGTCGGCTACGACGAGAAGCAGGACACGTCCTGGACCCGCGCCACGATCTACCACGCGGCGAAGATCCTCCAGAACACGGGCATCGTGAAGTGGACTCACGACGGCTCGGCGTTCGTTGCCTCGTAAGGAGACGATCAAATGGCATACGTTCCCGACAATCTCGCGATGGTCATCAACCCGGTCGGCGGCGCCATGCCGCGCGTGTTCATGTACTTCAACTCCGCCGCGGACTCGGACACCACCATCGTTGGTGCTTCCTGGTTCTCGGACGGCGTTACGAAGGGCATGCGCGTCGGCGACCTGGTGGACGCCATCAACACCGGCACCGCCAAATACAAGCGCTATCAGGTTGCGTCGGTCTCCGGCGCGGCTGCTACCGTGGCGGCTCCTACCGCGATCACCTGATCCGCAACCTCGCGGCTTCGGCTGCGGTGTTGCCTCCACACGCGGTCGAGGGGGCCGGCTAACGCTGGCCCCCGAACCGCTCCACAAACATGAGGCAAGCATGAAGATCCCCGCAAATGCGGCGCTCAACGGCGCCGATTTTACCCGTACACTCCGTCGTCTGGTTGTGCCGAACGGCATGACGATGGACGAGGTTTCCGTCCCCGGCAATTGGGCGAACGTCTTTGCCAAGGTCAGCGCCAACGATGAAGTAATCGTCGTCCCCGAAGACAGGACGTGGCGCCTGCACCTGCTTGTTGTCGAGACCGGCGTGGGCTTCGTTCGCACCGCGCTTCTCCATGCGATCGACCTGACCAAGGCGATTGCCAAGACGCCCGTCGAAGACCTTTCCCAGGTTCCCGAGCCGCCGGAAGGCTACAAGGTCAATTTCGCTCCCAAGACGCTCTGGCGCGTGATGACCGATGACCCGGTTATCGAGGTCAGCCGCAATCACAAGACCAAGGCTGATGCCGTGCAGGCGGCGGTCGCGCACTCGCGCAAGGCATCCGGTCTCGCCGCATGACCACCATCGCATATCGCTGGGGCGTTCTGGCGGCCGACAGTCGCATGATGAGCGGCGGCTGGAAGCATCGGTACAGCGCCACCAAACTCTTTCGCCTGCCTTCTGGTGACATTGCGGGCGTGGTTGGCACCTATGCGGAAGCGGTGGCGTTTGTCACATGGCTTCAGAACAGCGAGACCGGCGACAAGCCGGCCCTCAATGAGGCCACGGTTATCCGCCTCCGCAAGGACGGCTCGCTAACGATCTACGAGCAGAACGCCTCGTTCAACATCACGACTGAGTTCGGAGCCTGGGGCAGCGGTTCCCCTGCTGCCAATGCCGCGATGTATATGGGCGCCGATGCGGCAAAGGCAGTCGAGATAGCGGCGCTGCTCGATGATTGCACGGGCGGCGAGGTTGTCACCATGAAGTGCGAGATTTGAATGGCCTCCAAACTCAGCATCTACAAGGCCGCGCTGCGCTATCTCGGCAATGCGGCGGGCGTGGCAAGCCTTACAGAGGTCAGCCCCGCCCGTTATGCGCTGGATGATGTCTGGCAGGAGGCGGGCGAATACATGCTCGCCAAGGGCCTGTGGAACTTCGCCATCCGGTCCTCCGAATTCCAGCGTGACGAGGATGTCGAGCCGCTGTTCGGCTATCAGTATGCATTCTCCAAGCCCAACGATTGGGTGCGCACCGTCTCTATCTCTATCGATCCCACGTTCACGCAAGGGTTCGAGGACTTCGTTGACGAGACGGATTACTGGTACGCCAACAGCGACACGCTCTACATCCGCTACGTCTCGAACGATACGGACTATGGCTGGAACATCGGCAAATGGCGGGAGCCGTTCGCTCAAGCCTTTGCAGCCTATATGGCTTTCCAGTGCGCCTTGCCGCTCTCATCCGACAAAGGGACGCGCAATGACCTGTTCAATCTGTCCAAGGCGCTCCTGACGGAAGCCAAGACGCTCGATGCCGTCGATGACAAGGTGGACTATGCGCCGGCTGGCAGGCTGGTGAGGGCCAGGATTCGGCGCGGGTCGCTGACCGGAACGCTTCGCGGTCTCTGATGCCTCGCGTCAACACCTACCTGCAAAGTTACAACGTCGGCGTCCAGGACAAGAAGCACCTGCCGCGCGTCGATCTGGAGCGGATGCGCCTGGCGGCGGAACAGCAGACCAATCTGCTCCCGCTCACCAGTGGCCCGGCCTTCATGCGTCCAGGGCTTCAGTATATCTCCACCACCAACGGCAACAGCAAATGCCGGCTGAAGGAGTTCGTATTCGGCGCCACCGATGCCGCGCTGATGGAGTTCACGGACCAGCTTCTCCGGGTCAAGGTGGAAGACGTGCTGGTCACCCGCCCCACCGTTACCGCAGCCATCACCAACGGCGATTTCTCGTCTGGTGCAGGCTGGACGCTCACGGCGACATCAGGTGCCACTTCCACAGTATCCGGCGGCTATCTTAATCTCACTGCCATAGCGCGCGGTTCGAAGGCGTCAGCATCTCAGACCGTCACCGTCAACGAAATCGGCACCGAACATGCGCTGAGGATCGTGGTGGAGCGCGGCCCGGTAACCCTGCGTGTCGGCTCGACATCTGGCGGCGATGAATACATAAACGAAACCACGCTGAGGACCGGCACGCATTCCCTGGCCTTCACGCCTACGGGATCTTCCTTCTATCTGCTGTTCCAATCCGAACTGGAGCAGTTAAGGCGCGTCGATAGCGTCACGATCGAAGCGGCCGGCGTCATGACACTGCCAACGATCTGGCTTGAGGCCGATCTGTTCACCATGCGCTTTGCGCAGTCGGCGGATGTGGTTTTCGTCGCCTGTGACGGTTATCGGCCGCAACGTATCGAGCGCCGCTCCACCAGGTCATGGTCAGTCGTGAACTATCAGCCCGACAATGGGCCGTTCACACTGGACAGGACGCGGGCGGTAAAGCTGACCCCGAGCGCAACGGAAGGCAATGGCACGCTCACGGCGTCGGCGCCATTCTTCAGCGCCGATCATGTCGGCACGCTGTTTTCGCTGTTTCATGAAGGCTTCACTTGCACCACGCAGTTGGCGGGTGCCGGGCAGTTCACGGATGCGTTCAAGGTCACCGGCATCTCCAGCACCGATTGGAATGATCGGCAATGGACCTATACGATCACCGGAACATGGTCGGGAACGCTGCGGTGGCAGCGTTCTTTCGATGGTGACGACAGGGGCTTCAAGCCCTATCCCTATCAGCACGGCTCATCGACCATCGACATCACCACCAATCTCGGCTCGACCAAAAACGACGACGATAGCGACAACGCGGTCATTTACTACCGGATCGGGTTCGAGGAAGGGACATACACGTCCGGCGTCGCTACCATCTCGATTACCTATGGCGCCAGCGCTGGTTCCGGCATTTGCCGGGTAACCGCCTTCAACAGCGCAACATCGGTTGATGTCGAAATCCTCACCCCGCTACACGGAACAAATCCGACCGACAACTGGCGCGAATGCGAATGGTCTGCAACCCAGATTTGGCCGTCCGCCGTTTCGTTCGCAGAGGGCAGGCTGTGGTTGTCCGGTTCGGATCGTCTGTGGGGATCGGTCTCGGATGGCTTCGAGGACTTTGACGACACGACAGAGGGCGATAGCGGGCCTATCTCGCGTTCCATCGCTACCGGTGGTGTGAACGACACGCAGTGGCTTCTTGCTCTCCAGCGGCTTCTTGTGGGCACGGAGGGAGCGGTTTCCACCGTCAAGTCCTCGTCCTTCGATGAGCCGCTGACACCCACCAATCTATCTATCAAGGATTCGTCCTCCACCGGGGCATCTTCGGTGGACCCAGCCCGCGTTGATACGCGTGGGCTGTTTGTCGATCGTTCCGGCAAGGCGCTGTTTGAGCTCTCCTTCGACGGGCAGAGTTCCGACTACAACGCCACGCAGATGAGCAAGCTGGCGACGGACCTGTTCACGTCGGGCATCAAGACGGTAGCCGTACAACGCCGGCCCGACACGCGGATATGGATCGTCAACAACGACGGCTCCTGCGTGTGTGTCGTCTACGAGCCGCTTGAGGAAGTGCTGGCCTTCATCCCCATCGAAACGGATGGCGAATTCGAGAGCGTGGCCGTGCTCCCTGCAGATGACCAGGACAGGGTGTATTTCGTCGTCAACCGCACCGTGAATGGTTCGACGGTTCGCTATATCGAGAAGATGGCATTGGACAGCGAGGTCAAGCCGTCTACCTTGTGCAAGGTGATGGATGCCTTCGAAAGCGGCACCAATTCCCCGGCATCGGCAACCATAGCTGTCGGTACGCATCTGATCGGCGAAAGCGTGGTGGTGTGGGCCGATGGCGCCCCGCTGGTAACGGAAGTCAACGGCATCACCGTGCCGAACACTTATACGGTTGATGGCAGCGGCAATATCACCGTTGGTTCTGCCGTTACCAATTGGGTTGCGGGTTTGCCATACACCGCCCGCTACAAGTCGGCCAAGCTGGCCTATGGCGCCGCTGGCGGCACTGCGATGTTGCAGATGAAAAAGGTTGATGAAGTCGGCCTGATCATGACCGACTTCATTCGGGCGGGGGTCCGCTATGGATCTCAGTTCGACAATGCCGAAAGGCCGCTATTCCCTCTCCCGGCAATGAAGGGCTTTGCCACAGCGCCGGCTATCGTCCTGAGCGATGTGAACGATGAAGAGGCGTTTGTCTTCCCAGGCGAGTGGGACACCGACAGCCGCGTCTGTGTCGAGTGTGCCAGCCCGAACACGATGACGCTGATTTCCATGGTTATTAGTGTGACCACCAACGGCTGATGCTGACCATCCATCCGGTCGATCCCTATAGCGTGGCCGTTGCTCTGAACGTGACAATCGACTGGCCGGCCGTCGCCTTCGTCGGGATCGATGATGACCAGATGGTCGGCGCGTGCGGTTTGGCCTGGGGCGGGGAACGCTGCTGGCTGTGGCTCCATATCGAGAAGCCAAAACCTGAATATGCAAGGCCGGTTCTGAGAATGGCGCAGCGGCTTCTGCGCAAGGCTACCCAACTCGGCGAAACATCGATCTATGCCGTGCGCGATCAGCAATACCGATCGTCCGCGAAACTCTTGAAACTTGTCGGCTTTGAACTGTCCGAAATCAAAGACGGACAGGAGGTCCACGTATGTCATTTCTCCCATTGATCGGCGCACTATTCGGCGGTTCCGCTGCTGCGGCAGGAAGCACTGTCTCAGTAGGCTCGACGCTCGGGGCCATTGGTAGTGTCATTTCCGGTGTGGGCTCGATTGCGGCCGGCGCGGCAGAGAAGAACGCCGCCGACTTCGAAGCCGCACAGATGGACCAGAAGGCCAAGGAAGAAGTCGCCGCCTCGCAGCGTGACGCCATCGCCAAGCGCAGGGAAGGGGCCATCATCAATTCGAGGGCACAGGCGCTCGCCGCTGCTTCAGGTGGTGGCGCGGGCACCGATGCGCCGACCATCGTCAAGCTCATGGGCCAGACTGCCGGCGAGGCTGAATACAACGCGCAGACCGCAATGTATGGCGGCTATTCGCGCGCTGCCGGATTGAGGGACAGCGCCAAGGCTCGGCGCGCGTCGGGCAACGCTTCCCTGCTTGGGTCGGTCATTGGCGGCTTCGGCTCGATGGCGGGCGGTCTCAGCAAGTCCGGTGTGTTCGGCTGATGGCTAAACTCCCGTCAGCCCTCGATTTGAGCGGGCCTGAAAACCTCCGCTCGGGTCGCGCCATCGCACAGATTGACACCAGCGGTATCGGCCGTGGTCTGGAGAGCCTAGGTGCATCCCTGCAAAACATCGGCGCCGAGAGGAAGCAGCAAGAGAACGTAGTCGATATAGCGCGGGCGGAGTCTGAGAAAGAGAAGGGCTTTCTTGGCATAAAAAATGAATTTGCGCACGACCCCGACTATGCGACTTACAATAAGCGCGCTCCCGCTCAGACCAGCCAAGTCGTCAAGACCGCCGCCAATCTGATCCGCGATCCGCAGATGCGTGAGCGCTGGGCTCTCGGCGCCGGCACCGATGCTCTCCGTGTCGATGACAGCATCAACGACCACGGCGTCACGATGCAGCGTGAGGCCGAAACCGTGGCCTTCGACAATGCGCTGGAAACCAACCGTCGTCTCTATGTCGATCCGAACACGCCGCCCGATGTAAGGGCCAAGGCAAAGGCCGATATTGCCGGCGCCATCGATCAGGGACAGAAGTCTGGCCTGCTTGACCCGAGCCAGGCAGAAGCGCGGAGAAAGCAATATATCGAGGATGCCGAGTTCAGCCGGGGCAAACTGGCGGTGGACCAAGACCCGTCCATCATCTCCAAGCCGAAAGGCCCCGTCGCTGGGATTGTAGCCGCCGCGGCTACGAGGCATGGCGTCCCGCCCGCAATCGCCCTTGGCATCGCCCAGATCGAAAGCGGCATGAACCCGAACGCCAAGGCCGGAACATCATCGGCTGGCGGCTTGTTCCAGTTCGTTGACGGCACGGCAGCGCAGTACCATCTACGCAACAAGTTCGATGCGGAGGCCAATGCCGATGCCGGTGCGCGCCTGACGGCGGACAACATCGCGGGACTGAGGCGCGACCTTGGCCGCGATCCGTCTCCGGGCGAGGTCTACCTTGCGCATTTCAGCGGCTATGGTGTTGCTGAGAAGCTTGCCAAAGCGCCTGCCGATACCCCTGTTAGCGCCATCTTCAGCCCGCAGGCCATCGCAGCCAATCGTTCCATCCTTGCCGGAAAGACAGCCGGCGAAGTCAGGGATTGGGCTGATGCCAAGATGGCGACTGCCATGCATCAGGCCGGCGCCGGGGATAACCCAGACTGGTACAAGGCTCTGTCCCCTGAACAGCGCTACGTCATCGATAACGAGGTTGACACCCGCAACAACCAGATCGCGGCAGAGACGCGCGGTAATATCGAAGTCGCCACTACGAACGCACCTGCCGCCATCCTGAGCACCGGGCAATACACCGGCAACATCCCGACGCAGCAGCAGTTCTTCGATGCCTACGGCCCACAGGAGGGCGCGACACGCTACGATGCGTTCATTGCCTCGATGCAGACCAACAAGCAGGCCTATGACATGCGCACGATGTCGGCGGCCGATATCCAGCAGATGGTCAATGCGGCCAAGCCCACGTCATCGGGTGACGATGCTGCGCTTCAGGCCGCTCGATACAAGACGCTTCAGGATGCTCAGGAAGCCACGATCAAGGCGCGTGAAGCCGATCCCGCAACCTACATTCGGCAGGCGTTCCCCGATGTCAACGACAAGTGGAACAATGCCCAGAACTTAGGCAATTACCAGGAGGCGATGGCGGCTTCGATCAAGGCGCAACAGCAGATTGGCATCGTCGATGTCAAGCCCATACCAAAGCCGGTCGTAGACACGGCTGTGAAGGCCTTCAAGGACGAGACGCAGCCACAGGCAAATCGCATCGGAGCCGTTGCCAGCATCGTCATGGCGACGAACGATCCTGCCCAGAGGCAGGCGGCGTTTAATCAGATGGTCGAGCAAGGCTTGCCCGACATCACGCAGGGCGCGTTCGAAGCTCTTTCACGTGGCGATAGTGGAGCGGCGGAGCGCCTGTTTCAGGCAGCCATGGTCGATCCGACGAAGCTGGCCGGCAAAATCCCGAACGAGATCAAGACCAGCGATATCGATCAGGCGGTGCAGTCGCAGATCATGGATCAGGGCCAGATCGGCGACATCTACTACGGCTTGAGCAGCGGAACGGCGGAGAACTACACCCGCGCCCAGCGGGATTCGAAGCTCATCAACAATGCCGTCAACCTTCGCCTCCGCAACGGCGAGACGATGGACCAGGCAATCGCCGGGGTTTCGAAAGACCTCTATGGCGATGTGCAGGTAGTAAACCAGGGCCATATGCAGATCCTTGTCCCGACCGGTCAGGACATGGGCGCGGTCATCACGGAACTGTCGGCGAAATTGCCGGAAGTCGAAGCGGCGCTGAAACAGGCTTTGGCTGTGCCGGCGAGCGCCAATGCATCGGATGGCTCGAAAGCGATCATCCAGGCCGCCGCCGCGAACCACATTCCGAACATCATCGCCAATGGCTTCTTCCGCAATTCCGGCGATGGCTATGTGTTCATCGATCCGTACACCGACAAGGCGGTCTCGGACGACAGCGGCAGTCCGATCATCTTCAGGATCAGCGGTAATCTCCCACCCGCGCCGACTGGGCCGATAACCAATCTTGGGATGAGCGACGCCGACGCTCAGCGGCTCAATCAGATGCGTACGGGGCAGGGCCAGTGAGCGTCTATTCCATGAGCGGCCCGACCTATAGCGGGCTGTCCAAATTCGATCTGCTGGACTCGGCAATGAGCCAGCCGCTCAGCCTGACCTCGACGCTGTTCGAGGAAGGTAAGGGCGGTGCGCTGGAAAGCTTCGGCCTTGGCACGCTTCTGCGTCGCGGGGCCTTGCCGGAAGAGGCCCCGGTCCAGGATGGTACGGACGCGAACGGCAATGCCGTTGTCGGGACCGGCGATGTCTATGTCCCGCCGAATGTCGGAATGCGGGATGCGCTCATGGGCACATGGGGCGATACCCCGGCCCAGCTTGAACAGCGCCGGCGGGACGCAGGCGCACTCACGGAGGACCAGTACAAAGCCTCGCCGTCGTTTCGCAAGGATATCCCCTACGATCCCGGCATGACGGAGACGCGCGCCGCCGCATTGGCTGCGATGGATGATGGCAAGAAGGTTCGCGAGTTCTACGCGCAGAAGCGGCCCGTCGCTGCTTTTTTCGGCTCGATGGCGGGTCAGGCGCTTGATCCGATCAATTATGTCCCGGTCGGCGGGCCGCTGGTCAAAGCCGCCGCAATCGGGCGCTTCGGCAGGATTGGCGGCGAGGCATTGGCGGCCAGTCTCGATGCTGCCGCGAACACCGCCCTGTTCGGGATCGGCACTGCTGATGCCCGTGCCCAACTCGGCGATGACGTTTCGTGGCAGGCATTGATTTCGCAGATCGCCACGGCGGGCTTGATCGGCTCGGCGTTCGGCACCATCCACGGCGCCATAGGGGCGCGCATAGACGCTCGCCGGATGGCAGAGGCAGAACAGCGCCTTTCGACGCTCCGAACCACTCAGGAGGCCCGTATTGCCCTGAATGAGGGCATTGACGCGATTGTTCGGGGCGAGGATGTCAATCTGTCGCCGAATGCGACGGAGCCTTTGGCGCGTGTGGCGGACGAGATTACAGCCTCGCTGCCATTTGAGATCAGTACGGCGGAAAGCAGGCAGGCCGCGATTGATCGCATCATAAACCAGGATATGCCGCTCGGGCCGCCGCCCAAGCAGCCAGTCACGCTTATGCAGTTCCTCGCCTCCAAGATGGTTGGCGGCATTAAGGACGATGGCGGCGAGTTGGCGGCCATGGGATTGTCCCGCAAGTTCATTCCTGGCGGCGGCGCTCTGGTGACCAAGCACGGCAAAAGTCTTGATTATGCGCGCGAAGCGGCGGCTGAAGCCGGGTTCTTTGATCATATCTATGGCGACCCCGAAACTGCCGTTGCGAAGTCAACGACGCGCGATCTTCTCGACATGCTGTCATCCGAACGCGATGGGCAGCCGGGTTTCTCAAACCGCCTTGATGGCGGCAGGAAGCTGGAGCAGGAGCGTTTTGCGCTCGACCAAGAGGCACAAGACCGCTACCGGCGCGTGCTTGACGAGGTAAACGGCGCGCTCGATACGCTCGGCATTGACCATCAGATTGACGATAGCATCCTACGCCGCGCGGCAGAACTGTCGGGCCAGGATAACCTTGATCCCAAGACTGCGCTTGAACACGCTATCTATGAGGACTATCGTGCATTTGCCGACGCCATGGATGAGCGGGGCCAAGGATTTTCCCATGAACCAGACTTCCACATCCCCTTCTTCGAGGACGCCAATTCAGGAAATGGCGCAGGCAGAGATGTTGGAGCGCCACGCGAAGTTGGCGGACAAGGAAGACGCGGCGCAAATGCTTCGGATCGCGGGCAATCTGCGCGTGCTGGCCGCGATCAAAACCAAGCGGGCATAGACACCTACCGCCCAGCATCGGAGCCTCTGCCGGAAGGCATCAAGCAGGCAGAGGCATCAGTAGCCAAGCCGGAAGACACCAAGGCTCTCGCCGCTCAGCATAGCGTCGATCCTGCGACTGGTGCGTTTCCAGAAGAGGCCGACATCACGCAACTGGCGGATGAAGGCCGGCTGACGGAACAGGACATCCAGACGATGGCACAAGCGCATTCGGATTACGAGGTTGCCGATGCCTATGCCGAAGCGATCAAGAGCGTGGCGGGGTGCTTAATTTAGTGTACGGCACCGCCCAAGATAAAAGCTAAAATAACGGTTCCCCAACCGGGGCCTGTATCTCTCGTAATCACAGTATGGGTACATGGTGGCGACGGGGCCGTTAGAGCATTGACGATATCAGTAGGGACGCCACCTGTGGGCATGCCCTGCCGCATAAAGCGCTCTTGTGCCAGATGGGCTGAGAGTTTGGCTTGGCGCATTTGGGCTGCCGCGCTTGTTATCGTCCCAAAAGCAGAAAACATGAATTCTCTCCAGTGAAGCCTGATGATACTTTTAGCATGAGTGCAGCCGAATGAAAATCCGCTACAAGATGGGCGAGGATTGCTTTAACGCTGCCAACGCGGCGTCGGGCGAGCAGCTTAACCGCGAGGAGATCGAAGCCGCCTTCCAGCGCATGGCCGAATACAAGGCCAGCCTCCAGGCGAGCGGTGACATTACCAATCTCGGAGACAAGTTGAAATCCTTCGCTGAACGTGAGGCGGAGCGGACCAAGATTGCGGCCGCCATGCAGCGCCGTCACGCAGCATTGAACATTCTCGTGCGCGACCGGCTGGACAAGACGTTGCAGGGCTTCCTCGCTGCCGGCCTGACACCCAAGCGCGCTTTGCTCGCGGTTCTGGAGGGAACATCGAAGGGTGTTGAAAACAGCCGCAGTTCGGTGGGCGCGCTCAACCTCGCCTACGAGGCCCGCTATATCGGCGATATGTTTGCCGAGATTCAGGCCAAGGCACCTCATCTCATCCACGCATTACGTGATCGCGTACTTGACGCCGACATCGCGCGGGAAATGGCTGAACTGAGGGACGGCGGCAAGCCGGGCATCACCGGCAACAAGGACGCGGAGTATCTTGCCAAGG